GTTGACTTGATTACCCACCCAAAGGCCCGCGCCTAAAGCGCTATGTTTGGGTTGGGACACGCATACATAATGCCCGTACAATTCCTGTGGGAGAGCCAACGCACTAACTAATTTTTACCTACATCACGACCACGACCATCGTCACCGGCACGTTTCCCAGGCGTGTAACCCCGGCTGTGTTAATTCACAAAGTAGTCGGTTAGTAGATTTCAGGAAGATGGACAAGGAGTGAACGGCAGTCGAGCCAACTGCTGTCCCACTCACCGGGAACTGTGGTAGCAATCGTAGTATCGATATCCCACTTAGAAAGGATATCTTCGATGGCCACCTGCTCCCACTCACACAGCCCGAAGGCAGCTGTGAAAGCAGCACGAGCGGTGTCCGTTATCGGCCTAGCCTTGATCTTACAGGCTGCCTCGAGTCCTTCTCCAAACTCAGCCCTCAGGCGAGCCACGAGTCCAGCATCTGCGTCACCAAAGTTGGCCAATAGCCCACGCGAGCAGCGGATAAGCGCCACCGCATAGGCCTGAAGAACTGGTATGCCAACATTCAATGCCAACTCACAGGTCCCAACAAGACCCATCATTGGCCGAACGTAACTTGGCACATTCCAATTTTTGGTTCCACAACATGCCTGAGACAAGACCTTACGCCAGTCGCGGACCATAACGTAATGCTCACCGTTATGGACCAACTTAGACTGACAGAACACCACGTCTGATGGTAGACTGGCTACATTCTCAATCTTCAACTCCTGTCCAAATTCAAGAAATATTTTGGCAATTGACCCACTAACCCTGTCGAACTCGGAATGTTCAACAAACACAAGAACATCATCGCCATCATTGAGCAACTTATAATATACACCTAAACGCCGCATCGCAGCCCTGCACATAAGCACCATCAACAAACAATTACCCAAGGCGGTATTAACATCACCAGACATCCTACCCCCAGTAACAACGTACTTGACGCCACCGCTAGTACGGCAGCGATTGACAAGCTGCCACGAAAGCAGCCGATCAAACTCGGGGTGGACGCCAACAAGAGCACGGTAAAACCCGTGCTCCACGTTGAGTATTGTAGACTTGACGTGCTTGTCCCAACGACTACAGTCTAAGCTAAAACAGACCGCTTTGCTAAATCTAGCAAAAGCGGACAGAATAGCATCAGCCCTTGCAGCTTGGTTCATGCCCTTAGCAACCACGCGATCCCCATCATCATCGAGCAAGTTATAAATAACATGCTCCACGGGGCGCAGGTACTTAGCAATGACCAGGTTGTAACGGGGTGAACGAGACTGAATCATTCTTGGGTCTGGATTAACCTTGACGGTCGGGTCAAACTTCTCAGCCTTTACAAACGCTTGAACGCGCCCGTCGGCTGGGGATATTGGGTTAACCATCAAGGAATCATACGCATTCTGGTAACGCTTTTTCCGTGGGCCTCGGAATGACTCAAGGACCCTCAAAAGGGTCCAAGGTTCACGATGGCCAACGGATCTAGC